CCACGTTAATCGCACCCGTCCCGTGTTGCAGGACGTTCTCGGCTACCGTGCCAATCAAGGGCTTTCGTGCCACCGTAATCGGTTCAAGTGCTGGTTTGAGTGCAGTCCCCCAGCCTTGCCATTGCTTTGCTTCGGGGGTGGCGGGAGCGGTAATGTCCTTAAAGCTGCGATTTTCAGCTGAACAATCTGCGCCCACCATTGGTGCTTCGTTAAGTGTTTTCCAAGCCGCCTTTCCCACCACCTCACGCTCGGCAAAGTTCTTGCTCTCAACGCTACGAATGTCTGCCTCACGCTCCACCCATTCAGGAATATCTCCAAGCAAATGACGGCAAGCCTCCAAATGCTCACGGGTCATTATTGCTGGTTGACTTGCTGCCGTAGTGTAATGCCCACCCATATTTGTTTGGGTTGCCTCGTCAATCTGCTTTGATGTGATACCCGTTGACCTAACCCACTCCGTGAATCGGTATCGCCTCGCCTGCTGCTCTTGCGCTGCATCCATTTTATCAATCGCCTTGCTTACGTCCAACGACTTCGGAAACCCAGACCCGTACACCCAAGCAATCATGTCCCGAATCTCAAAGCCTGCGTCCTCAATCCTTACCGCCATTCGGTGCTGCGTCCTCGTTCCTGCAAATGCAAGCAGATGACCGCCCGGCTTCAAGACCCGAAGGCACTCGGTCCAAACGTCAACGCTTGGCACATCATAGTCCCACCGCTTCCCCATGAAGGACAACCCGTAAGGCGGGTCGGTTACAACCGAATCAACGGAGCAATCAGGTAGTGAGCGAAGCACCTCCAAGCAGTCGCCATGATGCAGGGTTAGTTTGTCAGTCATTGTCGGGGAATAGGGGCTGCTCGATGTGGACCGTGTTCTCTTGACGTTCCACAAGGTTGTTGAGGCGTTGAGTGATGGACGGGTTGTACTGACCGACCATGCCCCCTTCGATTTGGTCTTGACGGATGGTTCGCCTTATACGTGAGCAGATGGCTACATAGTCGTCATATCGCTTGTCCCTGTTTGTAAAATAGGCCCCAAGGTCCTCAATTATATCTGCATCCGCACACCAGTTCTCAAAGCCTTCCAAGGTCAGCGGACGCTCCAAGGGTTCGTATTGGGGGATAGCATCCTTGCCGGGGAATACCGTCTTGGTCCTTGGGTTTGCCTTGACCCCTGCCCGGTATGCCTCAAAGTACTCCCACATCTTTTCGGGAGTTTCGATGTACTTGCCGTTGCCCTTACTGGTTCCCATCAGTATTCGATTTTGTCGATTAGGTCGCTTATCTTGTTTACGATTTTCATTTTCACTTCGTACTGGTTCGGGGCATTGGAATCGTCCACCGCTCCGATGCAATCGCAGAGGGTCGTGATGACCATCATCAGCGAATCCATCCGAGCCTGCACTTGGGCTTCGTCATCCTTAGCCTTTGAGTTCGCCAAGTTCCCGAAGTTTGTTCCTGCTCCAAGAGAGAGCCGACTTACCTCCCCAAAGTAGGTACGAGATGTAACCGCAATCCGAGGTGTCGTCTGCGTTGTCGTAGTAGGTTTCAGCCCGGGACAGGTAGGAGTGCATCCGCTTGATGGTTTCAAGGGAAATGGCTTCCCCGTTGGCTAACTGCTGCGCCCTGACCTTGCCTGTTTGCGTCGCACACTTGTTCCCGTTCCTTTCGTTGAGTTCTATCCCTCGCTTGGCATTGGAGCGAATCTCTTGACCGTAGTCGGAGTAAGACTCGAACTGCTGCCTTTTGTGATTCTCCCACGTTGAGCCACAAACCGCAAGCCGTTGAGCCGTATCCGGGAACTCCGCATTGGTTTGGTTGTCGCTCATGCAGCGACCGATGAAGCCTTCTCTTGACTCGTTATTGTTCGGGATTGGCAGGGGCATTCAGGGAGTGGTTTATGGTGTTTTGGTTGACTTCGAGGAACAAGTCCGCTTGCAGGTAAATGTATTGGAGGGCCGATTTTACGCAGTCAGCACACCACCAATTTGTGGGAGGTCGGCCGTGAGCCGTGAGGATGGCTTGCAGTTCCCCAACGGCATCGGGTGGTAAGCGCATGGTTAGCGATGCCACATATTGGTCCCAGTACTTGCGATGCTTTTGGGCCACGATGAATTGATCGGTTGTCATTTGAAGGTCCATTCTCGGAGTAGGATTGCGGTGGCAGATGAGGCAAGGCCGAGGATAGGAGCCAAGTACCATTGGCAGGTCAGCAGGGTCAGGAGGACTCCCATCCAAAACCCGAAGCAGGTCATGCACGAAAACGGCTTCCGCTTCGCAAAGGGCAAAGCGTAGAACCACGAAGGCAGCACCCGGAACTCCACGACCGCAAGGGTCGCCAAGGCACTAATCAGGATGGGATAGACCAGTATATCCATTGGCTTCGATTGCGGTTTTGATTTTGGCTTTGGCCTGTTCGATGGAGTAGATTATTGACCTGTACGGTATGCCCGTTTCCCTGCTCATGGCTTTCATGTTGCCGGTCTGCATGAGCAGGTTCAGCAGTTCTTTGTCGTAAGGGAAGGCTCCGTCCTTGGCCCACGAATCCATCTCTTGCTGGGCAATGGCCCAAAGGTCGTCAAGCAGGGAGTCGTAGTCTTTGCTTAGTTCTTGGGTTTCGGGATCCACTTCGACCCGCTCGTCGTGATGGCGGTACTTCTTCGCAAACTGGTTGTTGTTGCCCCGGTACAGGTTCATTATCAAACGAACGATGTAGAATCGCAGGTAGCCTTGCACCTGCATCTTGGTGATCTTGTCGGGGTCCTTCTCCAGTAGGATCAGGACGACCTCTTGTTCGAGGTCCTTCCAAAGCGGATTGCCCCCCGTGATGGTGAGGCAAGCCTTGCGGATTTCTCCGCTTCGGTACAGGTCAAGGACGATGCTCTCTGCGTTCACTCACGCAAAGATGGCGGGGGTTCTTCCTAATGTTGCAAAAAATCCCGTGTCCTGTTTAAAACCTGTGTACGCAGAAACTTGATGTCGGGCCTTGCTCTCATGTTTATCGCAAGGATTTCGAGGTTGTGCATGACTGTGGCGTGGTTCCTCTTGATGATTCGACCGATTTGGCAGTAGGTGTACAGGTACTCCGAGTAGGCGATGTCTGCGAAGATGCTTCGAGCAAGGACCAGTTCTTGGGTCTTGACTTCGCTCAAGATGTCGTCCGGGCTGACTCCGACAACCTCTGCGGTGTATCCGAGGATGGTGCGTGATATTAGGTCCATGGTTAAAGCATTGATTCGATTAAGTTTATTCTCTCTCCTATCCACCGCATCACCGGGACGGCCATTGAGTTACCGCAAGCCTTGTATCTTGGCCCATCGGGGCATTGGTCGGCTTCCTTGTTTCGGTATGGAATCTTTGTCCAATCATCCGGGAATCCCTGCAAGCGTTCGCATTCCTTGGGGGTCAGCCTTCGTATAGCCATTGAGTGCATAACCTTTGGCCCCGAAGTATTTGTTCCTCCAACCGCTTCGGTGATTGTCGCACTCGTTTGCCCATCAATTGATTGATTGTAAACATCCACGGCAATGGGTTGGGCAACTGCTAATTGATTATCTCCCGGCTCTGACCTTAATGTTGGGGATGTGCCATTATCCGAATACCCATACCCAAGCCTTTGCATCTTGCCCGGTTCAAAGGCTATCGGTTGGGCAACTCCTTGAGTGGCTTTTGTGTCAACGGTATAAGATGTTCCGTCATCATTCCATCCACGACCATTTTGAGCCTTTTCAATCGGCCTAACATCTTGAATGGCTATCGGTTGGGCAACTGCGCTAAATTCCATAACACCACCGGTTGTTGATGCGTTAATACGGGTGCTTACGGTTTGAAAAGTATCTCCGGTAATGCATTGATTGTAAAAGTCCACGGCTATCGGCTGGGAATCGCCTGACTCTCCAACGCTTCTTTGAGCATCGGAGGCAACTTCTTCCCTCTTTTTTCGGCTCGGTTTAGTATTCCCCGACAGGCTTTCTCGCTCAAATAGAACCGCTGCGGCAACTCGCCAGTCTCCAAGGTATCCGACAACAAAGACTCTTCTGCGTCTTTGTGCCACTCCGAAGTATTGAGCGTCAAGAACTCGGTAGGCGAACCCATACCCGAGTTCGCCCAACGCCCCAAGGAAGGTTCCAAAATCTTTTCCTCCGTTGGACGACAATACACCGGGGACATTTTCCCACACGACCCACTTGGGACGGAATTTATCAGCGATTGAAAGAAAAGTAAGCATGAGGTTTCCTCTTGGGTCAGCAAGACCTTTGCGAAGTCCTGCGACGGAGAAGGATTGGCATGGGGTTCCGCCCACGAGAAGGTCAATTGGTCGTTCATCTGCGATTGGGTTTTGGTTGATGGTTGTCATATCTCCCAAGTTAGGAACCGCTGGGAATCGGTGTTTTAATACCTCGGAGGGAAACTGCTCGATTTCGGAGAACCATTGTGGTTCCCATCCAAGGTCGTGCCAAGCGACTGAGGCTGCCTCAATGCCTGAACAAACTGAACCGTACTTCATTAGAAAGGGTTTGGGGGTAGAGGCATCCAATGGCTGACTTCGATTAGGAACCAAGTTTGATGCTCGTAGTACCAACGGCCGTCCCCAAGCCATGCGTAGGCTTGGTTCATGTCGGTCGTGAAAATCAGGACTGGCTCGTAAGGTGTCGGCATCCGGTCCAAGCATTTTATCCATTCCATGGTCAAGCGTTTTTGGCTTGAAGGATGCGACCGAGCAGGGTCCAGTTGACGGACCAAGCCTTGATGGTTTCGCTTTTGTCGGGTCGGTTGCAGTTGACGCACTCCTTGCGGATATGCAGTTGCCAGCGTCGGAAATCGGTGGGTGTGGTTTTCATGGGGTTGGGGTTTAATTGGTCAGTTTACAGGCTGACGCTGGGGGAGGTTTGGTAAGACCAGAGGCTGACGGATTTATCATTCATTATACCCGATAAGGGTGCTTATTGACGGATTTCTCATTCATTATACCCGATTGCGTATAATAAAGCGGTATGATTTATTGTGCATAATCGGATTTAGTGCCATTGTTTTTAAAAATTGCGACATAATTGGCTTCACAAATAAGCGAGTTAGCGG